TTTTATCACTTATAGCGCACTTTATCCCATCGAGTGAAGTGTTTATACATTCACTTGCATTAGGTGGGTTTGGGGCGTATCTTTCGATTATTGTAAAAAGATTAATATTTAAAATATGAACATAATGAGTTGGGAAGAAATCTACGAACTATTAAAGAAGGATGAGGGCGAACGATTCACGCTTTATCAGTTACTTCAAATCTTTATCAATGAATCGGATTGGGTAGGTCAACCGCAACAACTACTTAAACTTAAAGAGATTCAAACAAACTTAACGGGTATTCGACCTGGTAATTGTTCGGGGTGTAATATCGAAGTGCTGAGAAACTTAGCGAGGTGGCTAAACAATTATGAGAAAGACCATCCACAAGTTGAGGAAGTTAAAAAGATTGGTAGACCTAAAGCAAAGTAAATATGGCACTTATAGCAATGGCGGTATATGATACCGAAGAAAACCAAAGGAGTAAATATACTCATAAGACTTTAGAATGTTTAACTGAAACGGTAGATTTAAGCAAACATGAAATCATAATTGTCGATAATAACTCTTGCCAAGAAACTAAAGATATTATTGCAGACTTTGTAAATATGTTTAACTTAACCCTTATCTCTTTATCCGAGAACATCGGAACTGCTAAAGCTATCAATCGAGCATGGAAACACAGAAAACCAAATCAGCATCTTATTAAGATTGATAACGATGTAGATATACTTTCATTTAATTGGGTAGATGAAATGGAAGAAGCAATCGAGCGGGATAAGTCGATAGGTATCTTAGGACTTAAGAGAAAAGACTTGTTAGAGAACCCTACACGCAACGACCAATTTAAAAGCACTTTAAGAATGTTACCCCATTCAAATGGTGAAAGGTGGATAATTGTTGAAGATGTCGACCATGTGATGGGTACTTGTCAAATGTATAACTACCGATTAATAGACAAGATAGGCGGATTAATGCAACCTGGATTATATGGGTTCGATGACACTTTAGCAGGTGTACGTTGTAAGTTAGCAGGGTTTAAAAATTCATTCCTACCTCATATCGAGATTGACCACATAGATACTAAAGAAACTCCTTATTGGCAAGAGAAAAGAAATATCGCTGCTAAAGATATGGCAGAGTTTAATTTGATGAAAAGTAAATTATTAACGGGTGAACTATCTATTAAAGTAGAACTATGAAAGTAATATCAGTTGTAGACGACCGCAACCGAGCAAGAGAACTTATTAGAAGTCTTGACCATTTCGGATGGGAACACGAAATTATCCAAGCAAGTTGGAGAGGGTTTGGAACTAAACTAAACGAACTCTACCGATATTTAGAAACCAATGAGATTAAAGACTTCATTTTTTTAGATGGGTACGATACCTTTGCACTTGCAACGCCTGAGGAGTTTAAGAGTAAAATCAATTCACCAAGTTTAATAAGTGCTGAGATTAATTGTTGGCCAGATGCAAACCGAGTAAACGAATATCCATTATCTTCGCATAAGTTTAACTTTTGCAACTCAGGCAGCTACTACATGGAAAGAGATTTATTCCTTCATCTAATGCGAGAAGAACCGATAAGGAATGAAGATGATGACCAAAGATGGATGACCAACCAAGTAGTTAAACGTGGATTAACTTTAGACTATGAAAGAAATAGTTTCCAAACCTTATGCGGAATAATCGAGGGTGAAGATTACATTATATCGAATGGTCGAATGATTACCAACTTAGGTACTAAACCATGTTTTATTCATGGAAACGGAAAAGCAAACATGAACTTTATTTACGAATTAATATGAACAATCAAGAAGAAAAACCAAGTGCATTAAAGGCAATCGGAGTAATTGTCTATTTAGTAGTTATTGTAATAGCTATAACCGTTTTACTAAGATGAGTTTAACAAATGTAAAGCATACTTACACCGACACGGAACAATGGAATACATACATCCATGATAAATTCTGTGAGGAGGTAAATAAGAATGCCGAGTTAAAAGAGTTGCGGGACTTTGTAGAACAAAACGCTTTCGGGTTTGGTGAAAGGTCATTTTATTGGATGTGGAAGTTGATAGTGGATGAAATGCCGAAAGAGTTTACATTCTTAGAAATCGGTGTATTCAGAGGGCAAACAACTACGTTAATCCAATTACTCGCTAAACAAGCAGGTAAGAATGTTAAAGTTTACGGAGTAACCCCACAAGATGCAACCGATGGACATTGGGATAGTGATTACCCTATGGACTTATTCACACTTGAAAAAAAGTTTAACGTACCTCACTTAAATATCTTTAGGGGATTAAGCACCGACCCAAAGATTATCCAGGAGGTTAGCCAATTAAAGTTTGACATAGTCTACATAGATGGAGGTCATACATACGAGGTAATCAAATCGGACTTAGAGGTATATCCTAAACTTACTAAAGATTTTTTAGTGGTTGACGATTGCGCTAATAGGTTTAAAATACCTTTTGGAATGTTTGCAGGGATTGAATCTGTGAGCAATGCAGTAGACGAAGTCCTTCCACCGTTTGGCAATAAACTAAACTTTGACTATTTATTTAATGTGGTACACAACCGCATATGGAGGATTAACAATGGGAAAACCTAAATATATCGAAACTCCCGAAAAGATGTGGGAGTACTTTGAAGCGTATAGGCAAGAGAAGAAATCAAACCCTATCTTAGTGCAAGACTTTGTCGGTAAGGATGGCGATGAGGTTAATAGGAAGAAGGAAAGACCTTTGACATTAGACGGGTTTGAAGTATGGTGTTTTGAAAACGGCATTATAAACGATTTAAGCAACTATTTTGCAAATTATGATAACAAGTACGCAGAATATTTGACTATCTGCTCACGCATAAGAAAAGCTATCAGAACAGACCAAATCGAAGGAGGTATGGCAGGCATATACAATCCATCTATTACACAACGATTAAACGGGTTGACTGAGAAAAGCGAAATGACCGTAAAAGAGCAACCACTATTTCCTGATGAGGTTAATTAATCGTAAATTTACGATAAAAGAAAAGCCCATAAACATTAGGCAAAATGCGAATTGCTCACCATGTAGACACAAATTAACTGCGCTTATTTTAAAAATAGTGCATATTAATTTGTCATGTGAAATATAGAAATTAGTACTCGTTATAGTTTTTGTTAATTTCTATCTTGTATGGCAGAAATTAGTTTTAACTAAAATAAAAATAAGGCAATGTTAATTTCTATATCCGCACACAGAAAATAGATGACACTAATTTAAAAATAAGGAGGTCTTAATTTGTGTCTTTAAATACAGAAAATAGTTTCAACTAAATTTAAAATTAGTGGAGATTAATTTCTATAAGTTAAAACAGAAATTAGTGAGAACTAAATTTGAAAATAAGCCAGACTAATTTGTGTACCCAAACATAGAAATTAACAAAAACAATAGTGAATCTTATTTTGTGTAAATGTAGAAAGAGATTAGTAAATGATAAATTCAATTTAGTTAAAGTTATATTTGTATATGTTTAAGAGAACGACTGCAATCAATAAGATACTAAAGTTATCCAAACGCAAAAAGATAGTACAAGGCGGTACAAGTGCGGGAAAGACTTTTGGTATATTGCCCATTCTGATTGACAAGGCTACAAAGACCCCACACTTAGAAATATCCGTAGTGTCCGAAACAATCCCACATTTAAGACGTGGGGCAATGAAAGACTTTATTAAAATAATGGAAATGACGGGGCGATATATTGATGCAAATTGGAATCGCTCACTACTTACATATAAGTTTAGTAATGGTAGCTACATTGAGTTTTTTAGTGCTGAGCAGGAAAGTAAGTTAAGGGGTGCGAGAAGGAATATCCTTTACATTAACGAAGCTAATAACATATCGTTTGAATCTTATCATCAATTAGCTATAAGGACAAGCGGGGATATTTATTTAGACTTTAACCCTACCTCAGAGTTCTGGGCGCATACCGAACTATTAAATGAACACGATAGCGAACTACTTGTATTGACCTATAAGGATAACGAAGCCCTACCACAAACGATAATCGAGGACATTGAAAGCGCAAAGACTAAAGGTGAATCCTCAACTTATTGGGCGAATTGGTGGAAGGTTTATGGACTTGGCGAGGTAGGTAATTTACAAGATACCATCTTTGATAATTGGAAACAAGTTGATGACATACCGAAAGAAGCTAAACTTATAGGGTATGGAATGGACTTTGGTTTTACAAACGACCCCACAACCTTAATAGGGGTTTGGCAATCTGAGGGTAAAATATGGGTCGATGAGTTATTGTACCGAACCAACATGACTAATAATGACATAGGCAACTTCTTAAAGTTAATAGACTTTGGGCGTAAAGAGTTGATTTGCGATAGTGCCGAGCCAAAGAGTATAGAAGAACTAAGAAGGCAAGGTTTTAACGTACACGCAGCAGTTAAAGGGGCTGATTCAATTAAGATAGGCATCGACATACTAAAGAGGTTTGAGATATGCGTAACCAAACGAAGCGTAAATACTATTAAAGAGTTTAGGGGTTATCAATGGGAAAAGGATAGGGAAGGTAAGTTTACGGGTAAGGCGATAGACTACATGAACCACACTATCGACCCGCTAAGATATGTAGCTTTAATGAAGCTAAACAACCGACCTCGTGGAAAATATGCTACCACCTCGATATAAACAAAAAACTTTAGTTACTCTATTTAAGAGTAATGATAAGAAGCTACGACAATTTAACGATTAAACAATTTTTACAATGCAAACTAATTGCGGAATTGGAACAAGACCCAGTTACCCGCAAGATGAAGATGTATGCAGAGGTATCGGGTAAGACTTTAGAAGAAGTCGAAGCTATGCCGATTGGTGATTTAGTTGCAGGTTTAAAGAGTTTAGATTCAATCGATACCCTAACAACCGACTCAAAGGTAAACATGAAGTTTAAGTTAGGCGGGAAAAGATGGATAATTAAATGGCGTCAACAAGATTTAACGGGTGAGCAATACATCGATTCAACATTCTTTTGTAAAGACGAAACTAAACTTATCCAAAACATTCATAACATCTTAGCAAGTTTAGCAGTAGAGCGTGGATGGTTCAAGGAATTACCCTACTCGGGTGAAACTCACAAAGAGCGGGCAGACCTCTTTTATAATCACATGAAAATTAAAGATGCATACCCTATCATGCTTTTTTTTTGCGAGTACTTCAAGACATTAGCCGACAATATTCAAATCTATTTAGTAACGGAAGCGGAGAAGGTAACTCGGGAGGTAAGGG